GAGGTACAGCTCATCAGTACCGGATCGCTGATTATTTCGCCACCGGCGACGTTCCCGCCGAATGCCGTGGGCATGACCGTCTTTGCCGGCACGGTGAGCGGCGCGGAGACGGCACAAGGAAACTCGACTGGCAGCAGCGGAACATTCGTTCAGAACGAAACGCCTGTGACCACGCTCATCCCGATCCCGGCGGTCAATGCCACAGTCTGCTCCATCGCGTTCAACGACACGATCATTCCCTACTCCGGCTACAACGTCTCACTGATTTCCTCGAGCGGAAACGCGTATCCGGGCTGGCCGCAGGCCTGGCAGCTCAATGGAGGACTGAGCGGCACAGTCAATGTCTCGAACGGTGCGCCGCTATGGAATGGCACGACCATCTACCCACAGCCAATCTTTGCACAGCCGCTGAATCATGGCCCGCAAAGCATCTCAGGCCTGCTGAACATGACCGGCTACAACGTGCTGAACATAGGCGCGCTCGGCGTCGGCACCAATACGCCGGTGTGGCCCGTCGATGTTGAGAATGGCTTCATCAACAGTAGCGGTGGGTATCTCTTCAACGGTGGCGCCGGTTCGACCGGGCAATGCCTGGTGTCCAATGGTACCTACTTCGGACCTGGCAGTTGCGGGACGCTGCCAGCGATCTTCTACCAGGTGGTCCAGAGCAACGGAACGCTCTTCGCCCAACAGCCGCAGATCAACTTTAGCGCCCGCTTCTCGCTCGCGAACGACGTCCCCTCCACCCGCACCGACGTTGACCTCGCCACCACCGCCGTCACGCCAGGTTCTTACACCAATTCCGGCGTGACGGTGGACGCTTATGGGCGGGTGACCGCGGCGACTTCGGGTCCAGCAGTCCCAAACATCCAGCCCCTTATCATCAATTCAGGGATCTGCACCACAGCGGCTTCGGCGTTCGCGAATTGCTCCTTCACGGTTACCTGGCCAACCGCGTTCGCTGACGGCAATTACGCGTTGACCTGCACCTCGGGACCCGGCCAGGGCACAAATGCCGTGCTGCTGGGCCTCTTCGTGTCTAACCAGACCGCGACCACCTTCGAGCTCACGCTGCAGAATGCCGATTCCTCCGGCGCCGGCGCAACCACCGTCAACCAGATCAATTGCATCGGGGTCCATCCCTAAACCATGAAGAATCTCCTGGCGTTGCTCGCCCTTCTGTTCTGTGCCGCCAACGCCCAGGCACAGAACATCGAAGGCCAAATTATCGCGTCGCAGTATGGCACGTGGAAAGTTCCCGGGTACGCGCCGAATACCTACTCGTCGTTTGCCCCCACTTCGTGCCGGGTGCAGGGCGGCGCCAGCTTCTTCTTCGCGTTCAGCGCCGGAACACCGGTCCAGATCGTGGACAGCAACCCATCTGTAGCAGAAACAGTTACGCCCAGCGCGGTCGTCGACACGAACGTTACTTGCGCCATCAGCATCGCTCCCGTCAACGCGCACCAGCTTCCCTTCTATTTCACATCGGCGACCGGTGGGTTACAGGAAGCGATCAACCAAAACCTGACCACGCCGCAAACCAATACCATCATTCTCGACAGCACGTTCTATCAGCTGGTGGGCGGTGCAACCAATGCCGCAGCGGTCATAGCCGCGGCGAAGGGCAGCGTTGCACTGGGATTGGTGGATGTAACCCAGGTGCCGACGATCTGGTACCGCTGGAATGGAACACAGTATGTCGCGGTAAGCTCCGCGACCAGCGGTGGGACCACGCTGATCAACGACATATTCTCGAATGGGCCCAGCAACGCGTGGCAGGATCTCTTCGACTTCGTTGCCACTGGGCCGGTGGTCTACAATCCCCAAGCTGCGGTCAACGCCGCGGTGACCAACAACGGCAGCGTGACCATCCAGCCCAGCACCGGGCGCACGCCCTTCACAAATACCGGCAACGTGCGCGTGCTCGACAACCGGTTCGATGTCCCTGCGACGGCGCGCAGCGCCACCGAGTTTGGCGCTACCTGCGACCTAAGAAGCGTCTACGGCGCCTTCACTTCAGGCTCAGCAACGGTGACTATCCTGGGCGGCTATAGCGCCCTGTTCAGTTCTTCCGATATAGGCCGCACGCTGGTCGCCGTCGGGGTGGTCTCAGGGACGCCGACGGCCTTTGAGACGACGATTCAGTCAATTACTGACAGCCAGCACGCCATCATGACCACGCCGGCCCCGTTCACGCAGAGCACGGCTCACCAGATGGACCTCGGCCACGACGATACGGCAGCTATCGCCCAAGGGATGACGGAAGAGGCGGGAAATAATGGTGAGCTGATCTTTCCCCAGGGCAATTGCCTGACCCATACGCAGACGCTGCTGGGAGAGTCGATCCAAGGCCTCGGCCCCCCTTCTTTCGTGACCAACTTCCCGGGTGAAGATGTCTTCGCTGCTCCAGACCCAAGCCTCACGCAAGGCGTTAGTCAGGGCGGAGCCCACCTTCACGACCTCACGATCAATCTCGATGACCGCATCGACGCCACGCAGGCCTGGCAGATCATCAACGACTCGGGCACAACATCGAAAGCGGCGATGTACCGGCCGATTGCGAGCAACAGCGGCATTGCCAACAATCCCGTCGCGCCCGGCTGGTTCGTGGGCGGATACAACGGCGCAGCGGCGATCACCGCGACCTCGGCCGTGATCTGCGTGCCTGCGACGGAAACCGCGCCAGCGATCGGTCAAAAGGTCGTCTTCCCCTACCTTGCGAGCGTCTTCACGGCCACAGTCTCATCGGCGGCCGGAAGCTGCTCGGGTGGAGCGAGTCCACGTACGCTCTCCTCTGCCCTGCCCTCGGGATCAACGAATAGCCAAGCGGAGTGGTTCGCCGGCACAAGCCCCCAAACCATCAACGCCAATGTCAGCGGCTCCGGCTGCCCGGCGTCGATCGGCCTGACCAATTCCATCCTGCCGGTCCCTTACTACGAGTCGAATGTTGCTCCCTTCGGCCTGATCCAGATCGACGGTGAGCAGTTCACGTACTTTGGCAAGACCAATGCCACGGGCAGCCTCTCGAGCAACGTGCTGACCATCACCGGCTGCGCGCAGAACGGCACCGCGCGCTCCGCGCACACCTCGGGCGCCACCGTAGTACCGCTTAACCCGTTCAGGCCGGCGTATCCGTGGCCGGTGACGCCGACACTCAACGCGGGAGATACCACTCCGGCTGGGACGGCCAGCTACTACCCGGCATGGAACGTAGGCAACACGGCATTCGCCTTCCCCGTCGCCACCGGGATCAGCGCGGGCAGCGGAGCCACTGGATCATGGACGACTGGCGCGGTGATCGAAACCATGACGATTCAGCCCTGGCCGATCGACATCAATCCTGGTTTCGGCGGAAACGCGGTCAACCATGTGGCCGGCTTCTACTTCGTCCAGTATCCCTATGCGGCAAGATTCCAGCACCTCGACTTGAGCCAGTTGTTTTATGGGGTCGCGGAGGGACTGCCGTCCATCGAAAACGGCAACTGGGCCACTGCCCAGCCCACAGCCGACGGCGGGAGCTGGGAGAACGTGGCCATCCGTGCGGCCAACCCCTGGAACTTCATCGCCGGGAACCAGAACACGTTCAAAGATCTCAACGTGTATTCCGACGAAGGCTCGGTTGGTGGAAGCCCGCTAGGCGCCGATACCTGCTACTACTTCACCGCGCCCCGCAACGATCAGACCGGCGGACAAGTCGAGCAGGCATCGCTGGTCGACGCAACCAATCTCTATTGCGAGCCAGAGACGGGCGCACACGCCGGTTCGATGCCCAACTGGGAGTGGGATATCGACTTGTCCGTCGTTCACGACATGCACATGGGCGGCGGCGGCGAAGTCTACATCGGCGGGGCCGGACAGCACTGGATTGGCGGGAACTTCAATAACAGCGCCAACCTGCCGGCCATCAACTGGGGTCAGGGGAACACCTCGGATCTGGTCTCGACGCTGGGTACCGAACCCAAGAGCAATACCTACGGCTCAAGCTCGCTCATCAACTGGAACTACAACAGCAAATTCTCGGGCACAACGGTGCAGGCCTTCTCAAACCCTGGCGGACCCTATGGCCAGCTCCAAGTGGGCAACAGCCGGGAGCCGATCCCGGCCCAGACCAACGAGACCTTCAACACCGGCAACCTGACGGTACCTTATGTCAGCTCAGGCAGCGGCTTCATCACCCCGGAGGAGTTTGACGCTAACACCAGCTTCGACTCCGCGCCGATGAGCGCGGGCTGGACCTTCGACGACACCTCGCCCATCACCCACAGCTATACCGCCTGCAACGTTTCGACCAGCGTAGGCACGACCTATTGCAACAGTTACCGCTTCAATAACAGCCAGATCCCCATCGGCCCGGGCCAGCGGCTGGTGTCCGGAAAGTACACCATGTACCTCTCGCTCAAGGACGTGGCCACAGCCTCGAATACCCAGCGCATCGTGGTCTATTCCAACTGCGGCGGGGTAAACGACACCTTCGCCGTGCCCATGACCAATGCGTGGCCGACGACCTTCGCCGGGTACTTCAGCGCCCCGGTAGACCTCACCAATGCGACCGGATCGGGCTGCTACCTGGGCCTGCAGTTCAACGGTGCGACCACCGCGGATACGGTGCAGTACGGCTTTCTCGACTTCGCGCCAGTGGCCGAGAGCCTCAACGCCCAGACCATTAACGCGACCACGATCAACGCGACCACGATCAATCTGCCGAGCGGGCCGACCGGCGGCACGGCTTCCGGATGCGCGCAGTCGCCCGTCACCGGCATCGCTAACGGCTTCACCTGCCCCACCAAGGGATGGGGAACCGGACTAAATGCGAACCAGGGCGCCTCCGATGCCACCGCCACGCTGGTCACGACCAGCGGGCTTTCCACCCAAGGTTGCTTCTTCGTCGATGCCGAGTACGAGTGCTACACGGGCATCTCGGGTAATGTGCTCACTGGGATTACACGCGGAGAGTACACCACCACCGCGACCACGCACAGCTCGGGGGCCCCAGTGGTCTCGGTCGACCTGGTGTTGGGAAGCATCCAGCAGGCTCCGGCCAACGTCATCGCGGGCGGGGCCAGCACGCCTGCTGTCCTGAGCGTCAATAACGGCTTCCCCAGCACTCACGATGGCATATCGGTCATGGACGTCAACAGCGGGTCGAATGAGCTGTGGTTCGACAGCGGCGGCCATATCAGCCAGGTCAACACCAGCGGAGTAAACCAATTCGCCGCCCCCATTTCCGTGGGCAACCATGGCACTCTTCCGATCTCAAACACGCAGCTGGTGGTACAGGATAACGGCCCCAACGAGGTGACCTCTCCACTCGGCCTGGGCGCGGGCCACGCGGGCACGCTGAACGTCGTGCAAACCCCGACCATCGGCGCGCCCGCGGTGATCAACTTCGCCACCGGCGCGGGCTCGCACACGTACAGTTACGTTTGCGCCGGCACCGACTATGACGGCAACCTGATCAATGGGACCACCACCACCATCACCGGCGTTCCTACCGTCTTCGGCGGACCAAATCCCTTCATCGGCGTGAGTTGCCCCTGGTCGGCCGGAGTCTACAGCTTCCAGGTCTACCGCACCGCGGGCGGCCCAAGCCAGGGGCTGATGAACTCGACAGTTGGGAACCCTGGCGGGTTCACCGACTTCAACGGAGCGGCCTCGGGCGGAACCGCACCTGCCACGAACAACTCGAACCCGAAAATCGTGGTGAACGGATCGGGCACGCCAACCATGCAACTCGGGCCCACGAACATCAGCACGGGCACAGGCGCACCCTCGACCACCTGCGGAACGGCGCCGATCGGCAGCGGCTCGCTCTGGCTAAGGACGGATGGCGGGGCGAGTACCTCTCTCTACTCCTGCGCGGGCACGACGTGGACGGCGGTGACCATACCATGACAGTGCTCAAAGCGGCGATTCTCGCGGGCGTACTCCGGATGTTCGCGCTGCCGGCATATGCCGTCACCCTGACGAGCGCCTACGTGAGCAATCCGGGGCCCGTGAACGCCATGAACACCGGCGGCGCGCTCCAGGTCGATGCCTATTGCAAATACTCGGATGGCTCGACCACTAACTGCTCGACGACGGACATCCACGGCAATGCGGTTACGGCGTGGACAAGCAGCAACTCCGCCGTGCTTACGGTCAACAGCTCGGGTCTCGCCAGCGGCGTCAGCATCGGAACCGCCACCATCAATGCGACGATTACCGGAGGCATCGTAGGCACGCCGCCGTTTGTGGTCACGGTTAGCGGGCCCAACACACTGGGACTCAGTTCACTCTCCCTGGCCACCACCGGCGGGGTTACTTCAATCCCCGTTGGGACGACCAACCAGCTCATCGCGACCTGCACGTACGCGGATGGTTCGACCACCAATTGCACCACGACCGACATTCATGGGAGCGGGGTGAGTTCCTTTACCAGCTCGGCGCCCACGGTCGCTACCGTGAGCTCGAGCGGCCTGGTCAGCGGCGTGGGCGCAGGGTCGACGACATTCAGGGCGACGATCCCATGAGGAATGCGAACAAGATTATTCTTCTGTCGCTCTTTTGGTTCACGGCAGCAGCTTACGGACAGGTAACAGCCACTCCTGTCTTCACGCTGCCGACCGGCACGTACACCATGCCAACGAACACGACGATCACGGATTCGACGACGGGAGCAGCCATTCTCTGGTGCTTTACGGGGAGCGGCACATGCTCCCCGGCCACAGCTTATTCAGGCTCCATTTATATTGACCCGGCATCGGTGGATATCTTGTGCGCAAACGCGACTGCTTCCGGCTTTTCGCAAAGCCCGACCATCTGCGCTACCTACACGGCGGGTAGCCCGACCACGGCTGCCCCTCCGACCTTCTCGCCAGCTGCCGGCTCCTACTCGGGAACGAGGTCAGTCACGCTATCCACGACTACGGCGGGAGCGAACATTTATTACACGACGGACGGCTCGACGCCGGATTACACTTCCACGCGCTACACTGGGCCAATTCTGGTCTCTTCGACCACGACGCTCAAGGCGATCGCCGGCCTTGTCTACAGCTCCACGTCGGGGACAGGGTCATCCCTTTACGAGACCAGCACTATCGCCCAGAGCACGGGAACCGGCCCGGCAACCAATTGGAAAAAACCCGACTGCCAGAGTCCGGGCACATCGTTTTGTACCTCTGACAACCCTGGAGGCGCAGGCGTCCCCGCCTCGGCGAATAACCCGCAAGGGAGTCCCACCGGGCTGGCTGCATGTCCCGCCGGCCATCCGGGAGCGGCCGCGAACTGCATGACGTTTTCCCAGACCCCGGCGACGACTTCGCAGACCAATGTGCTGTGGCCGCGCTCGGGCGGATTCTCCAGCAGCGCGGCCGTGCCCACCTACGTGCTGGCCGACTTCTGGGTGCTTTACCCTACCAGCAACGGGGCGAATTTTACCTGCGAGAATGACTCGCAGATTTTTGATCCCAGCGAGAACATCAACTGGCAGTGGGGCAACCAGGTCACGGGATGCGTGACCAGTTCGCCGACCTGGGATGTGGGAGGAACCTCCAACACTTCATGGATCGCGACCGGGATCAAGCCTCTGCTCAACGGAAACAGCTGGCACCACATCCAGAAACTCGATTGGAGAAACCCGGCTGAGGGCAAGATTTGCAGCTCGGGAGGAACCTCGTACTACTGCGAGCACTACGGGCACTGGATCATCGACGGGGTTTCCTTCAACATGCAGGCGGCTGGCATGTGCTCGGGCCGGCCTTCAGGAAGCGGGCAGACAGCCTCGCCGCCGACCACCGGATGCACCATCACCACGGACACGCTCGAGGCCGGCTTTGGAGCCAACGCAACCGACCAACACCAAGAGGACACCCACGGGGCCACGTCCCAGGTAAGCGGCACTTTCGACGCCGGAATCTTCACCACATTCTACGATCCTTCCGCTGTGGCAACCGCCGCATACACGATCAGTAACCTTACGGCCAGCGTGCCGCTCACGGTGACGACAGCAACCCCCACACTGGTGAGCGCCTATCTCACTACACCCGGCAGCGTAAGCACCATGACGGTCGGTGGAACGCTACAATTCTCGGCCTTCTGCCACTACTCGAGCGGACCGGATCTGAACTGCACGGTGGCCGACATTTACGGGGATGCGGTGACCGTGTGGTCGAGCTCGAACACCGCCTTAGCTACCATTGGCGCGGTGGGCTCGGCAAACCCCGGCCTGGTGACAGCGGTGGCGGGAGGAGCGCCCACCATCCGGGCGACCATCGGCGGTACCGTCACGCCGGCCTTTGGGCTGACCATCTCGAGTCCTGCTGTAACTATCACGGGGTTGTATCTCGCGACCACCGGCGGCGTAACCGGACTGTTTGTAGGCTCAACCACTAACCTTATCGCGACCTGTACATACTCGGACGGATCGAGCACAAACTGCACGACTACTGATAGCCATGGAAACGTGGCGTCCGCTTATACCAGTTCGAACACTGGCCACGCGACGGTGAACGCGACCACCGGCCTGGTTACGGGCGTCGCCGCCGGCACCACGAACCTGACGGCCCACGCCGGCAGCTTTACCAGCCCTAACCTCGGCCTTACGGTCGTGAGCGCGCCTTCTGGAGTCTACTCGATCACGATTATAGGTCCAGTGCAATTCTCGGGGACGGTGAAGTTCTGATGGCAACTCCAAGAGTGAAGCTGGCGACACCGGGGACCATCGATGCGCAGATCCTTGAGCAATTGGCGGAGGTGAAGGGCAAGGTGGACGAAAGCCTGGAGCAGGGCCGGGAAAACGGCAACGAACTAAAAATGCTTCGCCGGGAGCTTGGGCTGGATGGGCAACATGGACGGTTGCCGATCGTGGAGGCGACGCTGATCCGCCACGAGGTGCGCATGGAAAAGGGCGAGACGCGCATCGACAAGCTGGAAATCGGCAATAGCGAGGCCAATGGCAAGGCAAAGCTTGTCGCCACCTCCCTGGCGCTACTGGGGGGCGGAGCAGGCGGAGCACTGATTGCACTCATAGCCCATCTGCTTGGAGTGCATTAGATGGCAAATGTGAATGGAGCCATCGACTACGTGCTGAGCTGGGAAGACGCGACGCTCTCGGGCGTGATAACGACGGCTCCGGATGGCAAGCGGACCAGGTTTGGAATCGATGAGCACTGGCATCCGGAGCTGACCAACTGCCTCTATTTCAGCTCGATGGGCCAAGTAGCAGCGCTGCAGATTGCCAGGGGGATTTACGATATCAGCTATTGCCAGCCGCTATGCATCGTCGAGATCGCCAATCAGGAGATCGCCAACAAGCTGCTGTCACTGGGAGTGAATGTCGGGATGGTGAACGCAGCGAAGATGTTACAGGATGCAGTGACTGTGGTGGGTGACGGCCGCATCGGGCCGCTGACCCTGCACGCGCTTGATCTGGCGGATCCGCAGAAAGTGCTCGAGGATCTGCGGGGAGAGGCGGAGAACTACTACGACGCATTGACAGCAAAGAATCCAAACCTGGCCGTGTACCGGGCGGGCTGGCTACGGAGAGCAGCGGCGTGAGCGATCGCAACTACTGGTTTGCGTTACACAGAGTAAGACGCGGTGCTGCGTGGGCGTCTTTCCTTCTGGCCGTCTTGTCGTTGGCATTTTGCGGCCGCGTCCGGGCACAGAATATCGAAGGTCAAATCGTCGCCGCGCAATTCGGTGAGTTCCAGGTGCCTGCGGTGGGTGACGGTTTCCAGTTTCCAGCGGCGACCTGCCAGGTGAACGGAGGCGGCCGGAACTTCAATGCGTTCGCTATGGGCGCCCCCATCAAGATCGTGGATAGCGATCCGAACCTGACCGAGATCGCAACCCCGGTCGCAGTGTTTATCGACTCCTGCGCTGTTAGCCTGCCGACGGTACATAGCCATGAGTCGTTCTATCTTACGTCGGGAACCGGTGGCCTGCAGGAGGCGATTATCAACGGGATCAACCGCGGTGGCGGCCCGAATACCATCATCTTGAACGCGGAATGGTACACGCTCGTCGCCCCATCGAGCCCGTCCGCGGTGATCGCTTCGGTACACGGCAATACCGCTCTTGGCCTGGTGGACGTCACCACTACGCCATACACCTCTTATGCCTGGAACGGGACAAGTTATGCGGCCACCAGCGCTGGCGGGGGGGCGACTACTCCGGCGACCACTGCGCTACTAAAAGGAAGCGGCAGCACAAATGGAGTGGTCCCGGCCACGCCGGGCACGGACTTCATTACTCCGAATCCAGGCGGTGCGGGTCAGATCATCGCCGAGACCGGGGAGGCGGTCCTGGGGGTCACCAACCTAAACAATAACTTCTATGTTTCGGGCTTCCCCTCCAATGGCTGCACGGTCAACTCGATTACTTACACCACGCAGCTCGAGTGCGCCTGGTGGACGGCCAAAGCTTACGCCGAGGCCAACACTGCGATGGTCACGCTCTATATGGGGTACGGCTACTACAACATCAATGCGTCGCTGGTATTGCCTACACAGTCATTCACGAGCGTCAGCCTGATCGGGGCGGGCTATCAGGGATCGACCATCGTGGCCAACGCTACGATGGCCGACGCGATGATCTACAAGAACGAGACCGCGGGCGGGGGCACGCTGCCGAACGCGACCTTTCGCGATTTCAAGATGATCGCGAATGACAAAGCGCAGGGCTGCATGAGGCTCTGGGGGCTGCAGGAGCCGGTCATCGAGAACGTGAACTGCGACAACGTTCCTAACGGCGCTCCGTTTCTCTATCAGTTTGGTGAGCCCAGCAATTATGGGCAGGGTTGGATTTTCCAGCTCATGGGCAAAAACATCATCGGCGGCAACTCGGTGCACTATGCTTCCGTAGCTCCTGTCATCACAGTCAACACTAACGGCGGAGGTGCTCCCACCTTCAATGTAGTGAGCGGTGGCTCTGGTTACTCTACGAGTGCAGAACAAATCCTGCTGGTCAGCATGTTGGGGAATCAGAACGGCACCAGCGATCAGCCTTGCGCGGTGATGCCTACCAACCTGACCGTAACTCTCAGTGGGACCTCTATCGCCACCGTCACCGGTACCGGAGGCTCGGGCTGCACGGGAACGATCACGGTGCAGATCGCCCCAATCTCAAACATCGCCGCAGGTATCGACGATTGGGCATCGGACTCCACGCTCGATGATGTTGTGCCGGGCTCGACGCTCATCGGCATCATCCAGCACAGCGGCGACACGACCTACAAGCATGCCCACCCCGTTGGCACCAACATCGGCATCCAGAACGCGGGCGGCACAAACAATGTCTACAAGGACACCGAGGTCGACACGAATTTCAAGTGGGGATTTGATATGCTTGGGGGCGCGAACAGCTCCGAAATCGACGGCACCCACAGCTTTGGCAACAACGGGGTAAGCTTTGCCATGTTCCATCTGGCGAGCAACGCCACGGTGCAGTTTGGGGCCCAGGGTTCCCTGTGCGTCGCTCCTTATTTACCTCTATCGGACTGGCATGAATTCTCCATGCCCTATGGCACCTATGAGGTAGCTGGGTATCTGCCGGCGGGGACGAGCGTAGCGCCGAACGACACCGTTTGTTCAAACCTGGGATCGATCTTCATGCAGCCGGTCACGATCGGAGGTCCTGGACACACCAGCCCACTGCTGGTGAATGGAAACGCGGCCGTCACGGGCACTTCTACGCTAGGACCTACTCTTACCGGAACGCTGCAAACCAGTGGGACTCTCAATGCTGGACCAGTTGGAACTGCTACAGCATTGGCAAACTTTGCCTCTAACGCTCTTGTTGCTTCTGATAGCTATTGGACTGGGTCCGCAGCGACCTATACGACTTTTGGTTGGAATATTGCACCTGGCAGCGGGAGCAATCCATTCACTTACGCGTACCTGGGATTTGGTAACTGCCCGAGCGGCGGGTGCCAGCTTCAAATTCAGCCTAACGTTTACTTCGTCGGCTCGGTACAGTTTTCATCACCCACTCAGTTTCCAGGGTCTACCTCAATTGACGCGAATGGTCTGGTCGGCGCACCGTCCTATGCGGTCACTGGCACAACCTTCACAGCAACTGGCTGTGGAACAGTGACCAACCGTCTCGGAGGCGCAACAGCTGGGTCGTTTCATTCGGCAACGAGCGGGACATGCACAGTAGTCGTGACTATGGGCAACTCCGTCACCGCACCCAACGGCTTCGCTTGTGGCCGCCCGAATGACCTTACCACCAATAGCGATTCGAGCAGCTGGAGCCAGACGGCGACGAGCACCACCACGGCCACCCTGTCAGGCACTTCGGTTGCCGGCGATGTCATCAGTTTCGCCTGTACACCCTACTAGAAGAAAGAGGACGGCATCATGAACAATCTCAAGCTATGGATTCACGGCTTGGCGGCGGCGGCTATCTCCGCCTTTGCCTCGGCGGCCAGCGGCGCAATCGCGCTGCCTAGCGTATTCACGTTCGACAAAGTGGGGTTTCTCAATATGGTCAAGCTGGCTACTGTACCGGCGTTGCTGGCAGTACTTGCTTACCTGAAAAGCAGCCCGGTACCAGCGTTGACCGTCACGACCATGGTTAAAGGTCAATAACGGGTAGTGCTTCCGTACGAAAGCTGCGAAAACGAAGCTAGATCTTTCGACATACTCTGGGGAAGGTATGAAATTCCCACATCTCGCACCAGACACGTGCGAGATATGGGGCACCCGTCTGCCACAGTTCTTTCTCCAACATCTGTCTTTGCCAACCGTGTAGCACAAAAAACATAAGGAGAGTTCCCATGGCATTTACCTGGCAGTCGGCCGGGCACGCATTCGCGTCCCTACTTAAAGATGTAGTCACTGTTTCGAAGAAGGTGGTCACTGTCCTCGGCAGTCTACAGAATGAAGAACAGCTTATTGAGTCGCTGACCTCGTTGGTGAGCCCACAGGCTGCGGCGGTGGAACAGATCGCTTTCGGCGCGCTGGGCGAGCTGGTTGCGGCCGTGCAAGCGACCGAGACGGCGGCAGGCGCCAACGGCGTCAACGTCGCCTTCGATGCTTCCGTGGTGGCCGAAGTGAAGAAGCTGATCGTCGAGTTTCCTGAGGTTCTCGCCCAGGTCGAGGCGGCGTTCGGCAAAACCAAGTAACTCATTCCAAATCCTCAATGGGTGACCCAATGGCCCTCCGGCCCTGCCTGATCCACGGCGTGATGCTGCTGCTTGTCTCAGGATGCTCCACGCATCGCCCTGTCGCGGCGACCGTCCTCCCCGATGCTGGGGTTTCAGACGACAAAGAGTTTGTCTTGGCGGTCGCAGACAAGATGCCGATGTGGGATGCCGACGCTATCTCGAGGTACGAACAGAGGGAGATCGCCACGGTCAAGGCCGACATCGCGATGGCGGAACTGGACGACGGGAAAAGCGTGTTTCTGGCGGATGTCACCAAACTACATGACGACTGGGATGCGCTGGTCGCACTAGACGAGATGCTAAAGAAGGAGTCGCTCATATGAGCAGCAAACACTGGATCGAAAGGGCGATTAAGAAACCCGGAACCTTCAAGGCGCTAGCCCAACACGCCCGCGAGAGCACGGCAGAACTCGCCAGCGAGCGCGAGGACACTGGGGGCAAGACAGGCAAGCGCGCGAGGCTGGCCGAGACGCTGATGAAGATGCGGAAGGAGAAAGGCTAACCATGGCCCACACACGACTGATCACGCTAAACGGGAGTGCCGGCGCGTTTGTCGCCGTCTCCGCAACCCAAGTGACCCGGCGGGTCCAGATTATCGAAGACGGCAGCGCGAATGGCGGGACTGGCCAGGGAATCGCGTACCAGTTCAACGATGGCTCGGCCACTCCGTTCTCCACTACATACACGATTGAACCACAGTCCGAGCCGATTGTGCTCGGCACACCAGTCCCTCAGGGCGGAGGATATGGGATGGTGCTCGGAACCCCGCCCGATAACTCAGGAGGGTATACCATCGCTGCGACACTGCTTATCAACCTAAGGTCGGCAAGCACGAACACAACAATCGTCCGCGTGACGGAATTCGATTAAGGCAATCACTCACTTTATGAAGAAAGCACTGTTGGTGGTTCTGGCCCTCGTTTCCTGCTTCACCCGCGTACAGGCGCAGAACGTTGAAGGCCAGATCATCGCCGCGCAGTACGGCGAATTCGAGGTACCCGGCACGATCGGAGGGTTTGTCTTCCTGCCTGCGACTTGCCAGGTCACTGGCGGGGGAAAGAGCTTCTCCGCCTTCACGACCGGGGTGCCGATCAAGATTGTTGACGAGGGCAACCCGAGCCTCACCGAAATTGCCACGCCGAGTTCGGTGTACATCAACGTCTGCTCGGTCAACATGACGACGGCGAATGTCCACGCGCCGCCTTACTACCTCACTTCGGGGACAGGTGGGCTGCAAGAGGCGATTACCGCCAACCAGACGAATACCGGCAACAACTCGATCATCCTCAACTGGGAGTGGTACCGTGAGGTGCTGCCAGGCAATGCGGCGAATGTCATTGCGTCCGTGCATGGAATCGCGTCGCTGGGGCTGGTGGATGTGACCACCACGCCATACACCTATTACACCTGGACGGGGTCGCAGTATACAGTTAACAATCCAACGGCCGGCAGCGTTAGTTACAACCAGGGTGGGACCGGCGCGGTGACGCGCAGCAGCACGGCGAAGTGGCAAGACTCTGTATCAATCAAGGACTTTGGTGCGTTAGGCAACGGCTCGTCCATGGCGGCCGACACGGCAGGTTTGCAGAATGCCGTCGCGGCGGCCAACATCCAAGGCAAAGCGGTTTATATCCCGGCCGGCAATTACCTGCTCGACAACAGCGGCGGCCCGGTTCTTTCAGGGGCGAACAACATCGTCATTTGGGGCGATGGACCATCGTCTTCCCTTACCTGCCAGACCACCGGAGGTCCGGACTGCATCGCATCAACGGGCGCGACCGGTTTCGGCCTGCAGAATCTCTCTATTGTCTTTGGACCGACAGCCACGGAACGATCCAGCGGCTACGCTCTAGACATCGAGATGTGCAACACTTGCACGCTCGACGGAGTGACGCTGAATAATGGCGACCTGAGCGGCCTCAGGCTGGCCAGCTCGGTGCATACTTCGATCCACAACCTGCAAGTCTCGAACTTCTTCGCCAACGGCACCTTCCTGGTTAACGACCAGGACCTGCGCGTGGACGGCCTGGCTTGCGCAAACAACGAGGATGCGTGCCTGGAAACCTCATGGTACGACTCGGAGTATGCGGCGCACTCGGTTCCCTGCCAGGACATCACGGCCAGCAACATCACCAGCGCTAATGATCTTGAGGCCGTCCTGGTCAACTCCTGCAATAACGTCACCGTGACGGGTTTCTCTGCGGTGGGCAGCGCCAAGGAAGCAGTCTTTGTCGGTCAGGATCCGACTACGACCACCGCACACTGGCCAGACCGGGTGAGCATCTCGAACGGTTCCATCTACGGGTCCGGTTACGGCAGCAACCCGCTCAACTCCGCGGCCGCGCAGGCACTCTACATCAACGTGGGCACCAGCCCGGGTAGCTTCATCTCGCACCTCAACTTCTCTAACATCATGGCCACGCACATCAGCTCGTGGGGCTTGCAGATGGCGGAGCTGCAAAACGACGATGTGCAGGCAAGCAACCTGACCTTTAATGACATTGGTAATGGAAACTCGGCTGGTTGCGTGCAGACAGAAGGCAACCAAGTCAACCTCGACAATATCGCCTGCTCGAACATCGGCACCTACGCCTTTTATGACACCAATACCAACCGGCTCACGGGCACGGGCTGGACGGCGAGTGGCTCCAACCAGGTGGGCAGCGGAACCGAGGCAGTCTTTCTTTCACCCACCGCGGTCGGATTTGTAAACGTCGCCGGCATTTCGCTGAACGACACCAACGGCAGCGTCTTTTCGAGCGCCGTCTACGACGACACGACCACGGGCGATCACATCCTGGTCAATATCAAGAGTTCGGGCATCGTAGCCCCCACTGGGCCGACCAGCGCAAACCAAGGCACGACGTACACGTATGCTGATCCAACCCACTCCTGGATCTTTCGCAATGGCGGGATGATTATGTCCTTCCTGCCGCCCGACGTCTACCTGCTGCCCACCGCAGGCGCGACCTCGGGGGCCTATGTCAACGGATCCACTTTCTGGTGGCAGAGCAAGTGCTGGACAAGTTCGCAGCAAACCGAGAGCGTTGCCTGGCTCGACCTCTATCCCACGTTGAGCACCGAGTCTTTTGCCTTTGCGCACACCGGAGGCTGCGGGTTTCCTATCACGCTCGATGTGACTGCAGCCGCTTCGATGCTGGGCAACATTTTTACTGGAACGATTATCAGCGGCCAGCATTTCAGTGGCCTGGCCAGCTCGGCGCCAACGGCGGCCGCCGGAGCCGGGGCCGGGGCAGGTCCCACAATCTCGCTCAACGCGAACTCTAATGACCTGTCTGGCTATCTCAGCGTCACCACCGGATCTTCGCCATCTGCAAGCGCGATCGTGGCAACGCTCACTTTTGGAACGGCGTACGCAACGCTGCCCAAATGCTTGCTGGCGCCCGCAAACGCAGCCGCCTCTGCGCTTAGCGGCGCTGCCAACGTTTACATTCCGCTGACTTCATCCGAGTCGGCCTTCACCGTCAACTCAAACACGACTGCTCTTGCCGCATCGACACTTTACACCTGGGGGTACACATGCACGCAGTAAGGCGCTGCTATCAATACGCGGTTTTGCTCTCTCTGGTGGCCGGTTTCGCCATGGCGCAGCAGACAGGGAGCAATGGTGTGCCCGGGACGTCGTCGATCCATGTTGGCGTTCGTGCTGCCGCTATCCCAGCCATTGCGGCCGGCGTGGGAGCCGGCACCGCGCCTGGCACGGTAACCATCGTCGTCGGTTCCACCGATCTGTCCGGGACCATCACCATCGGCACCGGAACGTCGCCGACGGCCTTCGGAGTCGTCGCGACGATCACGTTCAATGTGCCTTATACCGGCACCATCCCACATTGCATTCTTTATCCGGTCACCACCAACGCGGCACAGTTAGGGGCTGGGCCGGTCTTTCTGCCACTGAGCGGCATCACGCTCACCGGCTTCAACATAAATTCCACCACGCCCGCTTTGGCCGCATCGACGACCTACTCATGGGAATACATCTGCACGCAGTAGTTGCGGAAACAAGCTGTGAAGAGGGCGCCGCATATCCCACATCTCGCGAAAAGCGAGATATGGGGCGCCCTTGGCCTACGGAGGGAACAGGGTGAACCCACGATGAGGCTGCCTTGGATATCCCGCTCTTGGCACGAGGAGATGATGGGCCTGGTGACCGCGCAAGTCGACGAGCTGATCCGCGAGCGGAGGATCCTGCTCGATCGCCTGGCCACGCTTGGGCTAGGTGGACCCCTTTTCAACTCGCCCTCCTGGCCCGATCCCTCGGAGAACACTGCGGAGAAGGCAGAGCCCATTGATTCGGAAGCGGAAGAGATGGAGAAGTTGATGAACCTTCGCCGCCGTCCGTCGAAACTGGCGGATGCGCTCACCCGCAAGGCGTATCGGGATTACAACCGAGCGCAGGCTGGGCCCAGCGTCAAGTGGATACCCAAGGTCGAGGCCCCGAAAGCCCAGGCTCAAAAGCTTGACACAATGACCGCGGCGCTCGACGAAGCGGAAGCGTTCGGAAAGAAACAGGCGTAAATGGCCACATACCCCGGCGTTGCAATTAGCCCGAGTTCGCAGACGCAAGTACCCCAAACCCAGCGAGGGATGGAGCATACGCCGTCGGACCCCATGCAGGGCAAAGCAGATGAGCCGCAGAACAGCGCGCAGCTCAGCGAAGAAGACCAGCAGCGGTTGATTGCGCTGGTACGCAGTTATAAAGATCAGTGGTCGCAGGACCGTATGGTGCTGATGCAGCGCTGCCTGGAGAACCTGGAGTTCTTCAAGGGCAACCAATTCATCTCCTTCGGTCCAGGAGAGTCGGAGTTTTTCAATGCGGTCGACTGGATGAACCAGGGCGAACATGCGCAGGACTCCGACGATAAGGATCTGTATCAGTATTGCAACAACTTTTACCAGATGCTGGCGACCGGCTTTGTGGCGGCGCTGGCTCCGCAGGTTCCAAAATCCAAATGGATGCCGGAGGATGCTGAGCAGCTCTCCGATGTGACCACTGCCAAGGCGGCACAGACGCTGATCGGCATCATCGAGCAGCAGAACCGGGAACAGTCGCTGCTCAAGCAACAGTTGCTGTATCTCTACACAACGGGAGCGGTCTTTCGTCATACCCGATACGTGGTGGATGCCGAACGAGCAGGCACTTCGCGGGAGCCAGTCTTCAATGAGACGGAGACACAGTTGGCGCCCGATCGCTACCATTGCTTCCATTGCGGCGCGACTTCGCCGGCGGATGCGATGCCTGTGGGTGGGCACCGTTGCCAGCAGTGCCTGCGGCCGTTGGGAGACGATTCGTTCTTCCCTGCTGAGTATGGGCCGGTGATTCAGAAAGTAGGCGAAGAGGAAGTGCCCAACGGCATGGTGGCACAGAATCTCTACAGTCCGCTGGAGGTGGACTGCGACCCGGCGGCGAACAATCTGCGACAGACGCCCATCCTCAACCTCGAGGTCGAGGTTCACGTGGGAGCGCTGCGGGCGGCGTATCCCGATATGTACGATCAGATCGCGGCGAGCGCGACCAGTCAGCTCTCGGCCAACGGAAGCATCGACCGTATTGCCAGGCAGCAAGTATATTCGCAGACGGGGACGTCCTCGAGCATCCTGCAGGACCAGCGGCCAACATTGTCGCGGACCTGGATTCAGCCCTGGGCTTTCGATCTGGAGGATGACCGAGAGTTCGGCGAGCGGATGCGGGCAACGTATCCCAATGGCCTGCTGCTGGTGAATACCGGCGCCACTTTCCTGTCGGCACGCGATGCCTCGCTGACCAAGGAGTGGACGTGGGTGGGTACACATGAGGGATTCGGCCTGTTTCCGCCGTCGATCGGCGACATTGTTGTTCCCTTTCAAAAGCGCTACAACGATATGGCCAATATCCTGCATGAGTTCATGGACCGCTGCTCCTCGGGAGTGACGCTGGCCAATGCCGACCTGATCGACACCAAGTCGATGCAGGGCAAGCCGATGCTGCCCGGGGTTCTGAACCTGGTGAAACTGAAGCGGACTGGAGCTCCCGGTGCGGTGCGCATGGCCGATGCGCTCTACCAGTTCCAGTTCCAGATGCATGAAGAGGCCTTTAGTTACCTGGATAAGTTGGCCTACAACGCGCAGATGTTTGCCGGCATTCCTCCGCAGGTGTATGGAGGCGCCGGCGACCCGTCGGTCGAGACCTTTGGCGGACAGCAACAGCAATTGAATTCGGCGCTGGGCAAGCTGAATATTTATTGGGAGAACCTGAAAGAGGAGCACGCGAAGGCCGATGAGCTGGCGGTGAATTGCGCCAAGGATAATCTGACAGCCGATATGCGGCAGGTAATTCTGGAGCGGGGCTCGGAGTTTCGCAATGATTACATCCGGCTCGACGATCTGCAGGGCAGCGTACATGCGTATGCCGATACCGACCAGGGGCTACCGGTCACCGCGGCGGAACTGCGCCAGCGCTGGATGGATTTGATGCAGGCCGCGGCGAGCAATCCTCTGGCACAGGCGATCTTCGACGATCCAACGAACCAGGAGCAGGCGGCCACGGCTTTGGGGGTTCCGAATATGGTGGTTCCGGGCGCGGCGATGCGTTCCAAGGTATTGCAGATCATTGAGCGGCTGTTGGAGGCGGAGGCGGTGCCCGTGATTGATCCGCGGACGGGACGGTCGACCGGGCAGCTGAGGCCGACGATCCTCCCGGATAAGGCTATCGACGACTTTACGGTGCTGAAGCAGGTCGTGCGGCAGTATTGCCAGGAGAATTCAGATATTCCCGACGATAATCCCGGGGGTTGGCAGAATCTGTTGGCCTACTTTACGGCGGCGGTCGCGCTCGAGACACAACAGATGGCGGATCAGGCACAACAGAAGGCGGTGGTGACACAGGCGGGTTTGCTGAAACCGGCCGCGCCGCCGGAGATCCCTCAGCATGAGATCGATGATGTGGTGAACACTGTGAGCGGGCTGATGCATCTTCCGCCTGAGGCTACTTCGGGGAATATTCAGGGCCAGGTGCAGGCTGCGAACGCACTGATCAAATTGGCGGATAAGCTGTCGGGTTAGTGGGCGAGCACCGGTTGCATCCTCCCGCATAAAGCAACGGAAACTATCCAAATTTATCCCACGTACGCTGAGGCGAACGTGGGGCACCCGTCGTGTTTTTTTTAACTAGTTTGCCGTAGCGGCCGACAGCTGCGGGTTGAACGCGGCGTCTCCCACATCTCGCAAAACACGAGCGAGATAAGGGGCACCCCACGATTCGTGGCCGGGACGGATTGCCTGGCTACCAGAAGGAAGAGACAACCATGACTGAAGCTACCATCGCGGCTCCCGCTCCGGCGGCGGCAACTGTTTCTGCGCCCGCTCCCGCAGCTGCGGCGGCTCCCGCGTCTACGCCTTCCACCCCTTCCTTTGGAGGATTGGTTCCGACCTCTACGGTTGATCCAGGCAAGTTTCCGATTCGAGAAGATTATGCGGCGGCGCTGCTTAAAGAAAAGCTGGGCGCGATTACTCCGGTCGCGGAGCAGCCCGCTTTGAGCGATGAGCCAATCACCGCAACAGCGTCTGTCGCGGAGGAGGCTCCGGCCTCCGTAGCCGTCACGGATACAGACAGCGTCACGAAAGAAGCACCGGCCGTAACCGAAGAAGAGGATTTCCAGCTTGAGTTGGAGGCCATCGTAACGCCCGAGGTTCTGAGCCAGATGGTGACCGACAATCCGGAGTTTGGCAAGTTGCTCGAGGCGGATGCAAGGCTGAAAGGCCAGCTTTACAAGACGGCACGCGAGGCAGCGGAGCTGAAACCCTACCGCGAAATCTTCCCCGACCTGGAATCGGCTAAGGCAGCCCAGGACTATTCGTCCACTTGGATGGACATACGCGAGACCTTTCTCGGGTCGACCACCCGCGAAGGCACGATGGCCTCGCTCAGCAAGATCGCCGAGCTCTCCTATGAGCGGGACGCTGACGGCAATGTGGTCATGCAGAATGGCAAGCCGGTAATCGGCGAAGACTTTTTTGGATTTGTCGACAACGTCGTGGGATTGGATCTCGAACACCGCGCACAGGATGTAACCGCACGCCTCAAGGCGAACCAGTATCGCTCTGAGGAAGAACGCACTCGCGACCAACGGGTGAAAGACGCACTGGAGGTCCTCAGGGAAGAATCCGCGGCCACTTCCCCCGCGATAGAGGCCCAGCCAGAGGCACTGCGACGCAAGGCAGATGAGCTGGACAGGAGAGAACGCGCACTGAATGAGCGCCAGCACGGCGAGAAGGTGGAGGAGAGAAGGTCATTCGAAAGCGGATTGCAGACGGAGGCCCAAACGCGGATCCACGACGGCATCAACAGGATCATTGCCAACGTGGAAAAGCAGGGCGGCGTCGTCAGCCCCTACTTGAAGAACATTCTCCCCAAAGCCATCGGCGCTAAGCTGATTCGCAAGATTCAGGCCAACCCGGCGCTGCAGGGTCAGATGCATTCACTCCAGCGGCTCCCGATCGGCGATGCGTCACGCCAACGCAGACTCGCGGCCATTGACCGGGCCGTGCAACAGTATCTCCCCGACGTGGCGCGAGAAGAGCTGCGCGAGGCAGGGGTGCAAGTCGCCAATGCCTCAGCAGCCAGACGCGCCAAGGTAGACGCCCAGATCGACAGCACGAAGAAGACCGAGCCGAAGGGATCGACCGGGCCGGCCAGCGGTGGGAGCGCAACGATGACCTCAAGCGCAGCCTTCGACCACGCGCAGGCCGAGTGGCAACGAGCCAATCCAGGTAAGCCCTTCGACAAAGTGGCGAGGGAAACCATCCTTCCTCGCGTTCTGCAGCTGATGACATCTCGGTGAGGGAATTCAGAATTAGCGCGGCGCCCCGCCGCAGATAAGGAATCGATTTCATGTCGAACGTAATCGGCACCGCATCAACCACACAGCAGCTGCAGCTTGAGGCTTTGAACGAGGTCATCAAGCTGCTCATCGAAAAGGAGGCCAAGCTCGACTCCCGCATCTCAGAGCGTGGCTCCATCACCCCGGTCTCGCTGCGCAGCTTTCGCCTGCGCTTCCAGACCGCGTTTCCCGGCAACGTCGCCCTGTTCAACCTGGACGGCGGCATTCTGCCCGCCGGCAACTTCTCCCAGTGGGATCAGGGCACTCTGACTCCGCTGGCGACCGTCATCCCAGTTGAGTATTCGCGGCTGGTTGACATCATCGGCGACAGCGGACCGAAGGTGGTCTCAGAAAACCCGGTCACCAAGACGCTGGCGGACGTGGCTGTGCAGATGGCGAAAAATCGGGACCAGTTCCTGCAACAGGCGGGTGACGGCAAAATCGGCCAGGTGGATCCCACGTACACTGGTGGCGGCGCCAACCCGATTATCCTGACCTCACAACCATGGGGTGCTCGCCTGGTGTCGCAGGGCCAACAGGTTCAGGTAATGTCAAACACCTACACCCTGCGGGGCACCTGCTACATCACCAACGTCAACAACAAGCTCGGCTCGGCGCAGTCCATTACCGTGGACGCGGTTCCTGCGGGCACCACGTCTGGCGACTTCATTATGGTCGCGGGCGTGGCGGCGACGACCCCGGTCTTTCTGTACGGGATTCCGTACTTCCATAACACGTCGACCACGGGAACGTTTCTCGGCATCAACCGGACGCAGAATTACGTGGTGGCGAACGGTGTGGCTGCCGGTGGTGCTCCGCTGTCGCTTCCCATGCTGCGCGCGGCGCTCAGCCGCGTGGAGCAGTCGTTGGGCACTGATGCGCTCAAGTCGCAGGTATGGCACGCGCATCCTTCCCAGATCCAAGCCTACGAGGAGATGGGCTTCGCCAAGCAGGAGATCTTGATGACCAACGGCAAGATGCCCGGCTTTGACGGACTCACCGCAAACGTAGGCCAGTTCACCATCGCCGGACGCGAGGTGGTGCGGAACATCCACGCCGACCAGACACGCATCGACTTCATGGAGTTCGGTTCATGGCTCAAGGTCGTGTGGGGCAAGGCACCGTTCTGGTTCAAAAACCGCAGCGGTCAGTGGGTTTTTCAGATCTATGATCCGGCGTCGGGTAATCCGACGGCGAACGAAGGATGCTACTACGTGGACGCTCGGCAATACGCGGTTGATAACCCCCAGGCGATCAGCTCCGTTACCGGCCTGAAAGTGCCTGTCTACAACTAACCAGTAAGTAAGTGCACTTAGCGAAGGGCTGAGACTACCATCTCAGCCCTTTGTTTTTGGTCTGAAAAGCGAGAGGTTGAGGTTTGTGGAATCCCACCCTAACTCCCAACAAAGAACGTTGGGATCTAGGATGGGGCACCCGTCGTTTCTTTGGTGGGTCAGAACAGTGAAACATCTATGGAGAGCTCAGCGATGTCTTATGACGGCCCTTGCCCCGGAGGCACGGTGACCTTGCCCGACCCTGACTTCAAGGTTGAAGCGGTGTTGGTGTGTGACCGCTATTCCGATTTCCTGCGCTGTACGCTGCCGGCCAACAAACATTTGTTCGACCGCATCGTGGTGGTCACCTCCGCGGAAGATCGCGATACGCAACGCATCTGCGAGTTTCACCACGTCGAGTGCATCAAGACCGACGCCTTAAATTCGCGTTGGAACCGGTTCTGCAAGGGGGCGGGCATCAATGAGGGCCTAAGCCGGCTCAACCGGGATGCATGGGTAGTGCATCTTGACGCGGATATCTGGCTGCCACCGCAAACGCGCTTGCTGCTGCAGAATGCCAACCTCGACCCAAGCATGATCTATGGCATCGACCGGTTCTGCGTGAAAGGGTATGCGCAATGGGACAGTTTTCTGGAGATGCCTACTCTCCAGCATGAATGCGATGCCTACGTTCACCTGAACGCCTTTCCCCTCGGCACACGAGTCACCAGCAAGGACGGCGGGGGATATATTCCCATCGGATTCTTTCAGATGTGGTGCCCGACGGTCTCCGGCGTTTGCGAATACCCGGTTGCGCATACCGACGCAGGACGCGGCGACATGGTGTTTGCCAAGATGTGGCCACGGGCGAAGCGCGGGTTGATCCCTGAGGTTGTGGGATACCACCTGGAGAGCACGGACGCGTCGATGTCAGCAAACTGGTACGGCAGGAAGACGGCACCCTTCACCCACAGCGGCGACTCCTTATGAGCCATATCGTGCCCAAAGCTACGCAGCGGTTTCTTACTACCTACGGCGGCAGGAATCCTTTCGGTAAGCCGCGATGGAGACTGCTCGTCGGCAGCGACCGACTGGTAAAGGAGTCGGGCGTTTACCGGGATTGGGCTCCAGGACTATCTACGGCGGAGAAGGGCGGATTGAATTTTGAGCCCAACCCACACGCGCCGGGCTGTAACTTCTCGCGCCATGACAACCGTCCCATCCGTGTGGTCACCGAGATGCGCGAGGTGAAGAAGTATCCGCACGCGCCGGGGTGGGTACTGGAGAAGTGGTTTCCTGCCTCAAGTTACGGCACGCAGGCGGAGTGGTATTCGTACAAGGCGGTCGACGGGTTTACTCCGATGCTGGGACCGTATCCCGAATGTGGTGACTACGAGATGATCTTTGGACCGTGGCCCAAGGCGCCCACGACCGACACCCTGCAGGATTTGATTGCGCAGTATAGTGCGGGCATTAACAACCGCCGCGGAAGCGCAGAGTCCAGGGCGCAAGAGTACTTGCTGCGGTTGCAGTATGAGGAAGAACAGGCAGAGGCGAAACGGAAGATCGAGTATGACGCCATGATGCGCGACCATATCTCGCCTTTGCATAGCAGTAGCCTCGCCGCCAGCCGTTGGAGGCAGGACCTCGCCCGCCGCACGGGGAATGCTAACGAGCATATCGGGATTCTCTAGCACACACGTGAGCATTGGTTGCATGAACCTGCGAAAAGGAGCGGAAGGCTTCCTAATTTATCCCACGTACGCGTCGCGAACGTGGGGCACCCGTCTTACCCTGTCCCGAAATTTAGCACTCAAGGAGCTTGATCGATGGCAACAGTTGTTATTACCCCGGAAATGCAGCGAGCGAATGCGGAGGCACTGCTGGGCAAGGATCCCGGCAAGTTCCGTGACCCCGGCCAGCGCTGGACCGTCAAACGGTATGCCGAGATTCAGCGGCTGCTCAAACAGGCGGAAGCCGACAAGCCTGTCACCATCCTCAACCTGAATCCCTTTTCATTAAAAATCAATGGCGGTGTCTTTTTTCCCGAGGAGATTGCCCCGTGCCCTCCGGGCAAACCTTACACCATCCACGTGATCCGGGAGACGCGTTGGGGCCATAAGGACCTGGGCTGCGATGCGCAAAACATGATGCAGATGGAGCCGGTGCCGGCGATTCCACTGGTGCTGGCGGCCGAATATATTCGCGAATACGTACAGCAGGACGGCGGCTTCGGCGGCGTGCTCTGCTATGTCGGCGATCACGACCCGGCCAGCTTCAAGAAAGGCGCAATGATCCGTGTTCCCGAGGTTGCCTACAACGAGCGGGGAGAGTTTTACGTGGAGGTTCGCGAGCGCGACTTCCACGAGACGCTGGCGGCCATCCGGAAGAAGCGGAATTCGTCCATTCTGAACCGGCTGCAATCTGCCAATGCCTGGTACGAGAACGACTCGCAGCGCATGAACGTGAACGACACCCATCGCGATATGGCGCGCCTGGCGGTGGAGGAAGGGCTGATTCCTGAATTGCCGCGTTGGGTCATGCAGGCCAACACGCTCACCGAAAAGCAGCCGGAGCCTTGCCCAAGCTGCGCGGCGACGCCGAAGGCCGGCGCCATTCTGTGCGTGAACTGCGGTCATATCTTCAATGTGATTCAAGCCTACAAGAACACGCGCATCGCCTACGGCGCGGTGGAGATGGATCGGCTGACAGCGGAAGAGTGGAAGACAGTGAACCAGATCAAGGCGGAGCGCGATAAGGCAAAGGGCAAGGCAGGCGTCCCGTGAGCTGGACTCTGGGCCAGGTAAAGGCGCGAGTGCGGAATCTGCTGGACGATCCCCAGGGATCGTATCTTACCGATGACTTCGTCGTGCCCTTGATTAGCGAGGTGTATGACGACGCCAACTCGCAACTCGCGTCGACGCAATCCTCGTGGGACATCGCCGTGGTTGAGGTGCCTGGCATTCCTCCGGGCACCCCTAACCTGGGGCCCTATCAAACGGGGACCGGCCCCCTGGCCGCCCTCACCGACCAGCCGCTGCGCATCGATTGGAAGCCGGCGGGCGACGACCCTTCCTATTACCGGCTGGTGACAAATTACGAAGTCCTTCCCGACCTGCAGCCGCGCGAGGGCATCGCTGGATGGGAGTTCCGCAGCGAGGTGATCTGGCTTACGAATTCTTCCATCGCCGTCGACCTTCGCGTCCGGGGCGAATTTGGGCCGCAACCGCTGACCAGCGATGAAAGCGTGCTGATCTCGCATCCGCGCATTGGCTACGTCGTCGCCTATGGCACGGCGGCGCTGATTGCCACGGTACGCGGCAACGATGCGTGGACGAGACAGTATGAACAAAAGGCTCTGGAGGGCATGGACGAAATCATGGAGCAACTCGTCCGCGCCGAACAGGGCCAGTTGCGCCGCGCTGGGAGACAGACCGGGCGGCGTGGATCTTATGGACATTAGGTATTCCATTCTTACTAAGGAGAAATCATGGCAGTTTCAGGAGCAATCATCGATTACACAGGGGCGGCGGGAGAGCGTAACTTTACCGTCTTCATCCAGCTTACCTTTAGCGGCAGTTTCACCACCGGTGGAGACCCGCTCAACCTAGCAACATTGACCAACCCGAACGGTCTCGATGTTGAGGGCGTCTTCGAGCTTCCGTTGTCCCTGGGTCCGGCGGTTTACCTGGAAGATATCGGCGGGTACTATGTGCAGCCGAAAGTCCCGGGCTCGACCGTGAATGCATTCCTCATCAATGTGTATGCGCCGGGCGGATCGATCGTCTCTGGTGCCTACAATACGGCTGTCACGAGCGGCAACGTGATTCTCACCATGCAGAAGCGGCGCGTCTGAACCGCAAATGAACTTTGATGGCTTCATCCCGCACGAGTTCACTCGCTTTGGTGGGCTCGTAGACAATGACGATCCGACCGTGCTGCCTATGGGTGTTGCGGCTGTCTGCAGGAACTGCAGATTTCAGCTTACGACCGTGGCCACGCGGTACGGCCTGCAGACGGTCATGCAGGGGCCAAACCAGGTCCCTATCTCCGGCCTGGCTTCTTTGATCTATACCCCGGAGAATCCTGGCGAGACGCTCTTCCAGGTACCAATGGTCTTCGATACCGACGGTTATCTGCTGGTCGAAAGGCCGGCGGGCAGCGGAAAGCTGGTGCGTGTACAGGGACCGCTGGTGAACCCGCCAGCCAACGCGCACGCGATCGTGACCGAGGCTTATAACCGGGCCCTAATCGCGTACTCCGACCTGAAGACACCGTCGGCTCCGATCAACGTTTATGGCCTGAGCACGGAGGATCTTGACCCGTATGGGCAAAAACCTCTGGGCGGATCCTGGCTGAAGTCCACTGCATATGTAGTGGGCGAGTACGTTCAACCGACTGCGGCGTGTGGCAATGGACACCTCTACCGATGCATCGTGGCGGGGACGACGTCCACTATGGAACCGGCGTGGCCGCTCACGGAAAACGCGACGGTTACGGATGGCGGCGTAACCTGGGAAGAGCTGACCCCGGTGCTGGTAAACAGGCTGCCGGCACCCAATTCCCCGCAACCCACCAGGATGACAAACGGCGGAGCATTCGCCGCGGGCCGGGATGTCTACCTGCAGATCACCTACATCAACGCCCAGGGAGAGTCAATTGCCTCGGCTCCGGGCATCCTGGTCAACACGAATCTGAATGATGCCGCAAGTTTCACGGCGCCAGCCCTGTCCAGCCTGGCGGGGTGGATTCGCGGGCTGTCTGCGGCGTATCAACCGGCATCGGTCAACGTGTACGAGGCGGACGTTGCCACGGGCGCGGGAGCGCCCTCTTCGGCGAGCTTTGCCATGGTAGGAAATTTTGCGCTTGGGTCCACGGTCACGGTGACGACAACCGCGGCCGGGATTGCGCCGCCATCGTTGAACACTGCCCGGGTCACTCCGGGTGGATTGCAGCCCCCATCCACACCGACAGTCGAACGCGCGTCTGGTTCGGGGAGCTTCCCCGCCGGACGGGATGTCTACGTGATTGCCACCTTCACCAATGCATCGGGGGAGACGCTTCCCTCCGTTGCCGGAACGCTGATCGACACCATCCTCGATGACGCAGTCCAGGTTCCTATTCCCTCCACGCCGTACCAGATCACGGGAGTGAATCTTTATGAAGCCGACGTTGCCACCGGAGCCGCCGCACCTGCTACCAACAGCTACGCATTCGTGGGATCATTTCAGCCGCTCACAACCGCCACGATCATTGCGCCCGCGAGCGGGCCGGCTCCTCCAGTGGCCAACAGCTCAGGGTCTGCGGGCAATATCGCAGCAGACGCGAGCCCGGGCCTTCGCTATGCCAGCATCGCCTTCACCAACCGCAACGGGAGCATGAGTGGCACGGTTCCGGCCTTCACTTCTGTCAGCGTGGATGTACCGGGCTACGAACTGTACATGGCCAACATACCGATTGGACCAAGCAACATAATCAACCGCACGATTGGATTCACGGTCGCGGACGGGACGAACGTGGGCCCATTTTTCTACATTCCCTCGGCAACGGTAAGCGCCGGCATCACGATGGCGTCGACGGTGATCGGCGACAACACGACCACCACCGCATTCTTCAACTTCACCGACGAGTTTCTGGAAGCGGAGAGCTCGACCGACATGACGGACAGGCTGCGCTGCGTGGCGCCTCCGGCGGCGGTGGATGTGTACTATTCGCCGTCGAACGATCGCGTGGTGCTGAGCGGGGTTGACGGATACGGATCGGGCCACTACATCTCGCTGGCCGCGGACTCGGAGTCCTACTACGGCGACACCAGTCCAATCCAGGTAGCGAACGGCAACGGACAGCGATGCATCTGCGCCCGCGAATTTCAGGGGACGCTCTTCTCGCTCAAGGAGCGATCAGGCTTCACCATCTCGCCCACGGCAACCGATCCTTCGACCTGGTCAGTGCAGCAGCGGTGGGAGGGTGTAGGGCCATGTGGGCCGCGGGCCGTTTGCGTCACCAACGAGTTCATGTTCTTTGTGCATCGCAGCGGCGCTTATGCCTATACGCCCAGCGAAGCCCAGCCTAAGCTCCTGACCAAGGAGATCCCTACCCTGTGGCAGACCATCAATTGGGATTACCAGCATGTGATCTGGTGCTGCGTGGATGAAGAAAACAAGGAGATCCGGATTGGCATCCCGGTGGGAAGCGCGACGGTGCCCAACCAGACACTGACCATGAACTACATGGAGGGTATGTCGGGACCCATCCACTTCAGCCAGTATGCGGGTCGAGAGGTAGCTATGGGAGCGGCACGCAAGTGGAGCCTGGATGATGTGGCCGGATCAGTAGCGGTGCGCTGTGAGCGCCAGCTGCCGGCGAATGCCTCGCCATTCGGGGCTCTACGGCAGTCGCAGGTGCTGATCGGCTCCTCGTCGCCCGATGGGACAGTGCAGATGATCGCGACCGGCGTTTACAACGACAACGGGAGCGGGATCACGTGCCAGTACGAGACCACCAGCACGCAGGACTTAATGGATGTTTCCATGCTGGGCGGCGTGAGCATTAATGCGCTGGGCCAGGGTTCGATGACCGTATCCGTCATGGTGGCGAGAAGCTACGCGAACTCGCAGCAACTCGGACAAGGGAGCAACGCGGCGGGGAGCACCGAGATCAAGCTAGCGCTCTTTCCCCTGACCCCGGAAAACTGGAGAGGCTACGACGGTGGCGCGAGAGGACAGAATGAGCGCTTTCGCATGCGCTTCACCAACGGAGCGATCGCGAACGCCTGGTTTGCGCTCAAGTATTGCAGCCTGTTCACGCGCCCGCTGTACACAGGCAGGGGCGGCGATGGCACTTAAGGTTAACCTGGCGCAGATCAACTCGGCGGCCCGGGGAAACAGCGACTTGCGGGAGACCCTGACCGGCATTCATCTGGCGCTGCAATCCCTTTACGCGCAGACGGGCACAGCGCCACTCCAGAAGATCGACGCGACGCCGGCCGCATTTACCTCACCACCGGCGCCTTCGCAGCTTGCAGTGAGCGGAGCGAACGGAAGCTTTACCGTCTCTATCACGACACCGCAGAACGCTTTCGGAGCCAGCGCGCCGCGCAATGCGACCAACGTACCCATCTACCAGGAGATATCTAGCTCACCGGTGGCCAACTTTGTCTCAGGTGTAATAACTTATCCCGTCAGCACGAACACGAGTTATATCTTCCCCAGCCCGGGCGCAACTCTCTACTGGCGGCTGCGCTCAAGTTATAACCAGCAAAACTGGACCAGCTATCTTGCTCAGCCGGGCGCTGTCAGCTCCGGCTTGATGAGCTCAGCGGCGACGGCGAGCAATCTCTCCCTCAACCAGTCCAACTACGCGACGGTGGACTCGGTCGCCAATGGCAGCACGGCGACGGTGCGCATCTACGGGTCAGGCGGGGTGGGCAGTTCGTGGACCTCGATACTGGGCAGCAGTTCCAAGGTGATTGCTTCGGGATCCATCATGAACGTGGCTTACGCGACCAATGGGTTCGTGGTGTGGGACGGGCAGAAGTATCAGCTCAAACCACAACTGGCGCAGACGTTTCCTGACACCTGGGTGCCGGTGGGGAAGGTATCGGTCATTGCCAACGGGAGCGGTCTTGTGCTGCCGGTGATTCATGCCGTAGTGACCGGAGGCGCGATCGTCGCCTACCAGATCATCAACGCGGGCAACGGGCTCACGGCGGCGCCTGCATTGACGATTACGGAT